AATTAGCAGAAGTCATTGGTATTTCTCTAAATAGAGGTGCTAATACTAATTCATTCTGAATGTCTCTTTCGATGTTTGTTGAAACAATCTGCTCAAAATCGTCTGAGGAAACTCCAACACCACTCATGGCGTTAGCTTTTTCCATAACGTCTTTCGCATAATCACTGTTCCATCCTTTACCAGTCGCTAAACCAGCAAATTTTGCATCAATGATGTCGTTTTCGAAAGCTTTTTTCCAGTCGCCTTGACCATTTCTGTCTGCAAATACTCTTTTTGATTCTCTGATAGACATGATTTCTTCTGATTTCTCAGCAAGTTGCTTCTCTAATTCGTCCACAACTGTTTTTAAATCTTCATGTTTCTCATTGACTCGAGTTTCTACATCATTCATGAGTCTTTCAGCGCCTGATAATCCAGCTTCGATAACTGCTTTTTGTTCATCCTGTTTTGCTTCTTGAACAGCCTTCTCTTGAGCGTCAACTTCAGCTTGCTTTTCAGCCTGCTCAGCTTCTGCTTTTTGTTCAGCTGCTTTTTGCTCTGCTTGTTTCATAGCAATAGTTGTTGCAGTTTTTTCTGCTACATCTTTCGCAAATGATTCAAGGTCAAAAGCTACTTCAGGAGATTTCTTTTCTTCTGACATATCAGTCTCCGTTGATGAGGATTTCTCCTCGCTTGGCTGCTCAATTTTAACAGCGTCTGCTGTCGCGTTTGAGTTAGCCTTTAAAAATTCACTTTGGTACTTTCTGTAGTCGTCCATACTATCAAATGACTTTGCTAAGCCAAAGGTTGCCCCTTGGTTGCAAGGCACTGATACTACAGAAACTTCAAATAGTTCCGCGTCCTTTATTTTATAACCGTCGGTTTCAGTCATATACTCTGAATCCTTGCATCTGAAACCAACAGAAAATGCTCCAAGGACTCCGTCTTTAACTAATTGTGTTATATCACCTGCTGCTTTTGATATCTTTGCAGATATGTCTAGCCCGCTATCTGTAACACTTAAATCGGTAGCTCTACCAATAGGTTTGTTATAGTCATGATTAAAAAGAATAATTGGATTACCTTTATAGTTTTCCAATCCACCTTTTGTCCATGCATCTGGTTGAATTATATCTCCAGCTCTATCTAGTGCGTTTGTACTTGCAGAACCTTTAATATTTACTCCGCCATCATCAGTTTCACCTAATGATTTAAAAGTACTCGTCCAGTGATATATCTTTTCGTTACTCTTTGACATCTTTTACCTCTTTTTTAGCTTTTGGTTTTGGTGCAGGTTTTTCAACCTTTACTTCAACAGGTGCTACTGAGATAGGATATCTTTTCTTAACAACTCCAAGTACTCTGTTCCATGAACCCCAATATCTTTTTAAAAGATAGTCCTTAACAGGTACTTCATTGCCAAAACTTTTATAAGTCTTTAAATCCATAGTTTCAACGCCTTTGCTGGCTATGAAATCGGACAAAGCCTTTATCATCATATCTTTTGTCATTCTTCTTCCTCGCTTGGCGGACCTTCTTGTGGTCTACCGCCTTCCTCTGGATTTGAGGCTGAACCTGCGATATTCGCAGGAACTCTTGGTGTATCAAACCCTTCAATTTCTTCAAGCCTTAATGCCTCCCTTGCTTCGTTCGGTGTCATAATTCCTGTATTAACAAGAGTAGCAAAATAGCTAGCTTGGTCTCTCAACTCTGGTTGTAGAGCAGGAATCCCTGTTACATCTTCATCAAGTTTGAAACCGAAGTATCTCTCGAAAGCATACGCAATTTTATTAATAATTGGTAGTATGGTTTCTAAATAATATAATCGATGGTTTGGTCTTAAATTTGCGTTATTACCGCTATCCATCAAAATTGGTGGAACACCTAAAGCTTTAAGTATTATCTTTTCATTTGAAGCTATTCCTTCTTGAAAGTCTAATTCCTTAAAGTTAATTTCTGTTAAGTCTTCAACCTCTAGACCACCATCTAAAAACAATGGTCTTCTGCCACCAGACTGTGGATTGTATCTAGCAACCCAGGCCTGTAACATTCTTTCTTTAATTTTTTCTGAAAGAGTGTTAGGCGATTTTAATACCAATCCTGGTATTGCTCCATTTTTAAAAAAGTTGTCCTGGAACTTCCTCATGCTTGAAAGTAACTGCATAGTTCTTAAAGCAGGTTTGAGTCTAGGCACTCCTCTATAAATGGAGTTAAAACTGTTTTCTTTTATGTGAATAATTTCTGACGGTTTGTAATCTATTGAGTGGTCATATGTATATTTTTCTACATATGTATTATCATCACTATAGATTGTCATATGGTCTGCTGGAAGATGATAAAGATGTCTACCATCAAAATAAACAAATATGTTTCCATCAATCATTAAGTCTACTAAAAGATTTCTTTTAAATGTGCTTACATCTTGAAATGGATTAGGTTCTTTGTTTAGTAATAAATCTACTCGAGTTCTTCTAACATCTTTCTTAATTGGACTTATACCTTGTATTTTTTCTCCAACATCAAAAGGTATTTCAGAAGAGTCGTCTACAATCATATTGACTGCTCTGTTTACTATTTCTAATGTTTCATATGCATTTCGATAGTTGAGAACATTCTCACGCGTATCAATCGTGAGACCCTCATCTCTCGAAATTACGTACTGGGCTGGATTTTCTTTCTCCGTTCTGCCCAATAAAAAATCATACCATGCCATATTTCTTCCTTTGTATCTCGACCCAGTTTTGTTGTTTTTTCGCTGTTAATAACTTGGGTCTTTTTCCGTATATGTTATGCAGTTTTAGGTGATGCATATGACATAATGTAACAGCTTGTTTATAAACTTTATCCTCGTTTTCTTTAATAAATATTTCACGAAGTTCTAATATTTCTTCTTCGGTTTTTACCGTGACATCTCTTTCTTTTAGCCACGATTCTAGTAACTCAGTTAATCCGTAAAAGTGATGAAAGTCCAGGTTCTCCGTACTCCCACAAATGTAACAATGCGTGTCTTTCTTATATTTCGACTTGGCCTTGTCACGAACATACTTAACTAAATCTCTTTTTAAAGTCATAAACCTACTTGTATATTAGAATTTTAACAAATTTTACAGCTCATGTCAAGAACTATTTTTTCAAGGAGTTATTAAAAGGTAGTGGCATGTGTCTCAAACGAGTATAGTGCATATCGAATGGCATCGGCCATGTGAGATGCATATGTATGTTTAGGTTTTTCTTTCATCAAATTAGGATTCGGATCCCATTGATATTGGTCTAAACTTAGTAATGATTCGGTACAAGATTGATGCACGATTAAATTATCATTATCTACTACACCAGCTACATATCCTATTCCATCTAGTACTGATTTCTTTGCATTGATAGTAGTAATATCATAGTTTTGTGCAAAATCAAATCGAGTTTGCTGAGCAGCAGAATCAATATAGATGTAGTCAATATTCCATTTGTTAATTAATTTTCTTATCTCGACTGCATGTTGTTCTGTTGTTTTCTCACTATTTAAATATTCATCTAGTAAATAGAACTTTTCTTCATTCCAGTCGTACCCTAAAACGCAGAAAGCAGTAGGATCTTTATAACCTACGTCCATTCCTGCAAATATATCCATTCTTTTTGTTTCGAGTTCTGATAAATCTGCGACACATTCTTGATGATTAAATGCCCAGACTTGACCTTCAAATACATTAAAGTCTGCCATGTATTCTTGGTTGAACTCAGCTTCTGACATAGTCTTTCTAGCTTCTTGAATATCTTCTTCTGATATACGAGGATTTTCATGGTATGTTGCTCTAACAGAACACCATTCTGGATATTCGCCTGAGAATCCTCTGTTCCAAAACTCTGCAAACCAATTATTTCTGCCCCTTGGAGTAGATATAAATAGTGCTTTAGAGTTTTCTTTATCTAGTGTAGGACGAAGTGCAACATTGAAAGCATCTCTGCCATCTACAAGTGCTGCCTCGTCAAAGATAATTAAATCATAACTTCTACCAACTACAGAGTCAACTTGATTGATTGACCCCATACGAATAGTAGAATGATTACTAAGTTCAATAACTTTATCTTTTGCATTATCTCTTAAAACTTCTAAGTCAAAATGTTTTATCAGTTGTCTTTGTAAGTCAAAAGATATCTGCGATAAAGAGTAGTTAGGTGACATTAATAATACATTACAATTTGGCACTAGAGTAACCAACTGACCTATAATATTCGCAATATAAGTTTTACCCTGTCTACGAGAAACAGCGGCACATATAAAACGATATTTGGGATTATTGATTGCATTGATTATTGCATTTTGTGAACTATTAGGTGTGATACCTAATAAGTCAAGATACCCGTCCATAGGTAACTTGATAAACCTGGCTTGCTCTTGGTAATTCATAAGATTCTCATGAATTATATCTTTTCTACTAACTTCTATCAATGTATTTTCTCAGTAAAAAATAAATCCGAATCTTCATCAAGAAATCCAAGTTCTTGTGCCTTATGGTATAAGTAGCAATATGAAGCAACAATGTGTTTCATATTTTTTTCTGCGCTAGTTAAATCTCTACTATTTTCTTTATTTACTAAAGTTTTTAGAAATCCTGTTGAATGTGTCATAGCTTCATCTAACCATAACTTTTGTCCGCTTACTTCCATTATTTTCTCCTTCTTCTTATACCAAATGTTCTTTTTTGTGACTTTGGTGGTCTTTTCTTAGAACCGCCTTTGCCTGACCAAAAGACTTTATTTGCCCACCAAGCTGCTGAAGACCTTCCTTTAGCAATATTCTTACGATGTCTTGCTTTGAAACTTCTTCTAGCTTCTGGACTATAATTATGACCCATGCCTTGCGCTCCGAATCTAATTATTTTTATTTTACCACCAACTCTTACAGCAACAACAGCTTTTTTGGTTTTGTGGTTAGGTGTTCTCTTTGGTTTGTTTAAACCTTTAAGACCCACTCGTTTTAATCTTGCTTTTTCTGCCTTTGTTAATGCCATTATAGTGGTGAGTGCATTTTTACAGTCTTGAACTCATGATACAGCGAAGACCCTTTATGCTTTTTATACTTACCTTTATGTTTCATTAGACGAACTCCTGATTTAGTTTTCATCCAGTGAAATCCTTTAGGTGCTTTTACTTTTTTCATTGAAAGTTCCAAAATACCATAGAGTATCTAGTACCTTTTGTTACTTCTTTAACTCCATGCTTTGGACGAGGTCTAAATCCAGGAATACCAGATTGTGGCATTTGAATAACCGAGCCCACTTCCTGTTTAATTTCTGTGCCATTTATTGTAAACTCTCCACCTTCATAATCATCATTTAATGGTATTACCATCAAATCTTTTGCTTGTTGATTAGTATTAGGTTTCCAATAATTACTTTGACACATCCAAAGACTATCTCTATGTTCTTCAACAAAGTCTCCTTCTTCATACTTCATAACTTTACATCTATAAACTGGGAGTCCATCCCATTCTGTAATATAATCAGTACCAGATTGAGAGACTTGTCTAATCTTGTAGCCTTCTGGGTCTATTTCAGTATTAGCGTCTAGTTCTTGCTTACTAAAAGTTTTTTCAGGTTTTGATGTATCATTTTTAATATAATCTCGTTCCCAAGTATGAAAACTATTTATTATATTTTGACACTCTTCTCTTGATAGAAAATTTTTAGTAACGCTAACTCCTACTTTCATTTATCTGCCTCTTCTAGGTAATATTCTTCCTTGTCCTCTTTTACCAAATTTTGCTCTCTTAGGATTTAGTGTTTTACCAAATCTTGGACCGATTGCTTTTGGTGCTGAAGCATATCTCATTGCTTCCATACTATAAGATGATTTACTGTTTACGACTGTTCCCGCTGCTGCGTTCATGTCTCTAGTAATACCTCTTTTAAGTACATGTTTTCGAATCTTCTGGGTATTATGAACACCTGTTGGACCGCTTAAAAAACCGCTTGTTCTACTAGCCATTTAGTTCTCCTTTAACAACTTTAGTTGTTTCCTCTGAAAGTTACATCTACGCAGTGTTGCATAGTCTTTCAATTTACTTAATTTTTGTAGATATTTTCGTTGCTCATATATTCTAAGTGCTAACTTTTTTTCGATGCCATTCAACTCATTCGAAACTTCGAATTTCTCTTTGAGTTGGCTTCTAATCATTATCTACTCCTTCTTTTCTTTTTTCTACCTCTTTTTACAAAAGTGGCAACGTTACGAGGTTTACCACCTGGATTACCTGCTTTTCTTTTTCTTGTTACTGCTGACCTTATCTGAGCTTTAGTCATTCTAGCGGCTTTACTAGCAGGAACGCATTTGGGATACCCTCTTTTGCTTTTCCTTGCTGACTTACGACCACAAGGCATGAATCCTCCACCTTTTCTCTTACGAGAGATGTCAACCCATCCTTCCTTAAACCATTTAGTTAGTCCGCCTTTTGGTTTTGCCATTATCTACAAGGTCTGTTCTTCTTACGAATCGCAGCTTGAAGTGCTTTTGGTAACTTCTTTTGTTTTGGTGATAAACAAGGCTTCATGCCTTTTCTTTTCTTCTTAGCACCATTCTTCTTTTTTCTTTTATGCATTGGCATTATTTTCTCCTCTTACGACCAGTACCCATTCGATACCGACCACCCCTGGCCTTGTAAGTTCTTACTAGCCAACCATTAGCATACGCTGATGGATATACCTTAAATTTTCTTTTTGCTTCAGCTTTAACTCTAGCGTAAAGAGTAGGATTTGTAGGTACTGGCCTTTTCTTAGCGGCCTTTCTTTTTCGTCCTCTTTTTCTTGCGTGTCTTGGCATTATGTGCTTTCCTTAATCCTGCTTTCGCAGACTTGAAGATTGATGCTACGGTTTTCTTTCCCATCACTCTTGCTCGTTGTTCACCTACAGTTAATATCTGTATTTTTCTTGCATAACTTTTACGAACCCTTTTAACTTTCCGTACTGTTGCTCTTGCATCTTTTGCAGTAGCAAACTTGATTCTTACTGTATCTTTCGGATTTTCGTCAGTATACAGTCGTCTTCCACTACCTTTTGGCTTTTTTCCTGTTCCTTTTCTTGGGTCTCGTTTTTTTCTTCTTACCATAACCTGATGCGTATATTGCTCTGCCTTGTGCTTCGGCTTGTTTGCGGGTTGGGTAAACCTTTCCAGATTTACCCCATTTGTAACCGCGTTTGACCTTAATTACAGGCATTTATTTATCCTTTGCTTTACCGATGTTTAATGCAAACCAGTCTAAGACCATATACATTTTCTTAACAATTCCATCGTCTACTGGCGTTGGTGTTAAAGCCGCTATCGCAGAAGCTCCCATGACTATCCATGGAACTATCTTAACGATAACAATAATCCATTGTATAAATTCTAACATAAGTTATCCCCTCTTTGTTTTGTACTTTCCGCCTCGTTTCTGACGCTTACAGTACTGCTTTTGCGAAAAACCTTTAGGTCTTGCGCAGTTGATTTTTCTCTTTCGAGAAACCGACCACTTTTTACGGGGCATAATCGTAATTACTACCCAGTTTGAGTAAGTCTAAATCTCCGCGTAACCAAGGCAAGCCAGGGTCTTTCATTAGTCTAACTAATCGTACGTTTCCATCATCATCTGGTTGTAATCGATACACTTTCATGGTATCGATAGTAATAAGTGTTAATCCTGCGAACTTGCTTTGAGTATTCTCGAACTTAGTTGCTTCGTCAAGACTTTTAACAGTAATAGTTAAAAGTGGAGAATCTGCTCCCCACCAATTATTATGTTTTATTTTACCAAACCAGCTACCTTCTCCTACACTTTCTATTTTCTCAGTTGTAAAATTAGGTGTTACTGTATGATTGTGAAAGTACATAACATATGACTTTTGGTTTACATCATAATTACGCTTTGCAGACGCAGTTTCATATGTAATCATTTTTACATTTGCATCCGCATTACTACGAACATTTCTGTACATTCTGTAGGCTTGTTCTACTGTTCTAATCATTTTTTGCTTTGCTCTCAGCTTCTATCATTTTATCTTTGATATCTACTGAGCCGTCCCAATTCTTATCCTTTCCTGAAAGGATATTCCATAGTTGGCAAAGCTTGTGTTTTATATATTCCATTTTTTCTCCTTAAAAGCGGAGTAGAGACCCCTCATTTTATATTCCGTGTCATGAATTAATTTCATGCGTTTTCGCTTTAGTATAAGGTCATCTACTCCTTGACTTGAATCACCCCCTGTGGTTATCTTTTTTTCTTCCCCTTTCCTTTTGACTTTTTCTTTTTCTTCTTTTTCTTCATCCCGTGGTACGGCATATTTCTACTCCCTTATGTCCAACGAGGTGGCTCGTCTGGACACTCCGCCCATCTAAGTTTAGTCTTGAGGGGCATGAAACACATACAAATACTGCATGTCTTCCAAAATTTACTATACTTTGGACACTGTTGACAAATCTTTAATCTGTCTTGGTGTTTAAGTTTCTTTTTCATTTAAGTGACTTTGGTATTTTTTGTCTAT